GCCTGGCGTAAGGTCGATGACTCCGTCGTTACTTGCCGCGGCCGGCGACGATGCATCAAACGGCGTCCAGAACCGATATGCCGGACCGCTCGACATGGCCATGTTGTTTGCCATGTTATTAAGCACCCGCAGTTTGCGTTGCACGTCTTGTGGCTCGTCGCCTGGCCACGGCAAATAAACCGGGCCGTAGCTGGTCCACTCGTCGTCAGTAATAGCCGCGCCGGACTCTTTACGAAGAATTGCAGCCAGAACGGATCGACCTAGATCATAGAATTCACGGCCTGCGGAACTTGCCGCGCTACGAGGTGTTAACGCGTTAGCTGTTGCGCCGAGATATCCCGGTGACGGCGGTCCTGCCGCAAACTGATCAACGCGGTTGGGCATGTAGCCGCCCGCCACTAGCGCGTTTAATCCTGGTAACGCTTGCGCCATATTCGATGCAAAGAATCGCGCTTTGTCTTGTGTCTCGGTGAGCTTCGGCGCAGTGCCTGGCGGGATGTTGAAGCCAGGCACAATAGGTGCCGCGCCGGTCATGGTCGCTCCACCTCCGACGCCACCCACAGGCATCATCTCGCCAGTCACTGTGTTGTACAGCATCACCTGGCCGGTATTGGGATCTTGAACATGATTAAACCGACCTTGACCCGCTAACATTTGACGCAAAGCGGCCGAGTCTTGCCGTGCTTCCTGGCGATCCGCCAGCGTCCGCTCAAACTGCCCGAGCTGCATAAGCCGATCCGCCTCGCGCGTGCGGGACGACGATGGGTCTTTGATCACGGTGCCATCTGCTGACACCATTGCATTACCTACGCGCAGCGGATCTTGCGCAGCCATTGCACGACGCAAGTACATAGCCTGAACCGGCTCAAAGCGCCTGCCCGCCACGCCCGCTGCAAGAGCATTGAGTAGCGCACCTTCGCCCTGCGATGCCCGCTGACGTGCGTAATCTTGAACGCTCGAGTAATCATCTTCTTGGCTGTACAGCTCAATGGCGCGGCGAATGTTTTCTTCGCCAGGCTGCACAGTTGTCGTCACGGCGCCGCCCGCGTTAGCGCGTTGCGTCGCACGCGGCAACATCGTATTGCGCCGCTTTCGCTCGATCTGATCGGGCGTCTCAATAATCGCGCCGCGCATTAATGCATCTTGATAAAAGTCCATCGCGGTCTCCGATTAAGGCATGTAGTACTGCTCTTCCTCGTTCCACGGACGCTTGACGCCGTAGTTCGTATTGACAGGCACCATCGACGCAGGCGTTGTTCCTGTCGCCATAGCTACTCGCTGTGCTCGTCGATTTCGCAGGTCTTCAATTCCACGAATTTGATTGGCGTTAAACTCGTCATATTCTTTGTCGAGTTTCTTTTGGCCACGCCCCGCCATAAACGCGTTTCCGATTTGCGCGCCATACTGAGTAAACGACGGCGGAACGTAATGCTTGCCCACCATTTGACCCGTCGGGCCATCCATCGAGCGCGCGCGCAAGGCGTCTACCTGCGCCTGCTGGCGTAGCAGCTTTTCTTCCTCGGGCGCCATTGCCCCCATTTGCAGCAAGTACTCGAGCATCAGATCGTCGTTCATGGCTTAACCTCCAAGTCCAAACAGGCCGCCAGACAACGCGCCGGCTCCCAGGTTAAATAGACCGCCCATTAAGTTTGCTGCGCCTGCCTGTTGTGCGTTGTACGCGCCAAGCGCGGCGTCGTAACCCATCTGCGTCGCATTCAAAATCTGCGGCGTCTCTGCGCGGCCTGACTGCACAAATGACGGCATCTGCGGCATTCCAACCTGCTGGCCAGAAAGTAGCGCGTTCATTTCATTGAGCGACATGCCACGGCGCTGCATCTGCTCGGCAATCGCCTGCTGACGCAACTGGTTCATCTGGTTGGCGTACTGCTGGTTCAATGCAAACTGCTGAGACGCGGCTTGGTTCTGAGCTTGCATTCTTTGCAAGTCGAGCGCCGACGCCTGCCCCAACGCCTGGTTGCCAAACTGTGCAGCGGCCAAGTTCTGAGCAAACTGGTTTTGCGACGCCTGGTTGGCTAGGTTCGCCTGCCCCATCATCTGCTGATAAAGCTGGTTCTGCGCCTGGTTGGCAAACTGCCCAGCGCCTAACGCCTGTGCGTATGCCTGCTGCGTGGCTTCGTTGCCAAATTGTCCAGCGGCCAACTGCTGGCCAAACTGCTGCTGCAGCGCCTGGTTTTGCGCCTGGCGTGCGGCCATGTCTTGCTGGAATGCCTGGTTAAGCGCCTGGTTCTGAAATTGGTTCGCCGACAAGCCCTGCTGGAACGCCTGGTTGGCCGCCTGGTTTGCAAACTGCCCGCCCGTAACGTCCTCTTGGAAGGCTTGCTGACGCTGGCCCATCTGCATTCCGTACAAGCGCTGCGCTTCGTTGCCAGCGATGTCCAGGGCATTAAATCGCTCTGCCGCCTGACGCTGCGCAAGATCGTCTAGCGCGCGCTGATAGCCTTCGGTGCCGACCTGGAATCCTTGATTGCTGAGTTGCGTCTCGAGCTGCCGCCGTGCGTAATCTTGCTGCGGCTGCATACGCGTAATCAAATCATTGGCAATGCGATCGCGGTAGCTGGCATCGAATGCCGGCATGGCGGGATTGTCGACCGTGTTCAATCCGCGCTGCACAGCCTCCTGGCCCGTTCGGCCAGCAATGCCACCCATCATGGACGTAAATCCCGTGTTGACACCTGTCGGCGCTACGCCACGCTGAATGTCGCCAGCCATGCTGTTGACGCCCATCTGCGGGCCACCAAAGCCAAAGCCGCTAACGTAGCTTGTGCGGCCGACGTCCGTTTGCAGCCCTGGCACATAGTCGGCGGTTTGCGTCTGCAACTGCGCGGGCGTGCCGGCTGATGTCAAAGCAGGTAGATTTTGCCAGTCAAACGGTTGACCGTATTCATTGGCCACGCGCTGCATAAAACCAGACGCCAAATCGCTGCGGCCTTGCTGAATGCCAAGCTGCGATTCCAGTGCCTGCTGCAACGGCTCTGCAAGCGTCGTGTTCTGCGTCCACTGCGTCACCATGTCGCCGGTCGCAGGATCGCGCACGGCAGCAGTGTCCCAAGTGGTCGAACCAAACGGCGTGTTCTGTATAGGCCGGTTGGCGAAGTTCTGCATGTTGAGGGCTTCTTTCGACAGTTCCCCCTGCAACTGTGCTGCGCCGACGTAATCTGGCGGCGGCGGTGCTTTACCCTTACTCATTGCAACGTCTCCTTCAGATAGCGGCAGTCTTCGCGACGCATCTCGAGCAACACGCAGTCAACCGTCTCTGCAATCTGCTTAAACCCAATTTTTTTGTTGAACCTAATTGCCTTGTCAAAATCTTTTGGCGTCAAACCATAAATTGCTTTCACGCCAATAGACTCAAACGGATATTCAAATGCTGCTGTCAACAGTTTCTTTGTTAACGAATGCGGCGTGTCGAACGCAACGTGCATAAAACAGCTTTCGGGAGTCCATGAGCCAAACGCCACAGCGGCTGCAATCTCGCCGTTGTCGCGGATAGCCGCAATCGTCCGCAAGTCCGTCGACCAGGGGATCTGAGTTTGTTGACTCATCCATTGCCATATCACGGGTGGCTCGCCTTGTTTGTCCGTTACTAGCTTCATCGCAAGAAATTAAAATACATAGGGTTCATCATTAACTGACGCTCAATTTCTTCAGGCGTCACTTCACGATCTGCCACATACATTGCTTCTATTTCTTCCAGCGTTTCCGGCAACATTGGAAGCACAAACTCTTCAGGCAATGGCTGTAGCGGGCTTACTGGCAAAATGGGCGATGGCTGCACAGGCGGCGCGACGCGAGGTGCAGGCGGGGGTGGCGGCGGGGCCATCTCAGGTTCGTCAACTTGGACAAAGTTAAGGCTGTCCAAATCGAACCCAGGCTCGTACATGTCAACAGGAGCCATTGGCGCAATGTCTTGTGGCACTTCAATGGTCTGCGCAACGTTTGCCAATTCAGCAAAATCGTCCGGCGTCACCGTTTCAAAACTGCGCGTTACATTGGCAGGCGGCGGTGGCGGCGGCGGTAGAGGAGGACTTACAGGCGCATTGACGTATTGATCAAATTGATTGGGGCCAAACTCTTCGGCCATGCGTGACATGGCTTCTTGCATGTTCGGCGGCAAGCCGTTTAGCGGGTTAAAGCTAGTTCCCAATATGTCGCGCATGCGCTCTTCCGCGACTTGCCTTTCCGTCATGCCCTGCGACTCAATTCGCTCCGGACGGTTCAAGCGCACACGCTCTGGTGGCGTGAAGCTGATTGGCGTTGTGTTCGGGTTTTGCATCCAGCCATAGTTCAACGCCATAGGGCCAACGCCCATTGCTGGCCCAGATCCCATGACAGGCGCTGCGGGGGCGTTGCCCCGCAACGATGCAATCAAAGAACTTTTGTAGCCTTCCGCCATTACACCACTCCGCCTAGCTCAGTCATCATGTGCGACGACGTAAAGATCGTTCCAGACAGTCCACGCACACGCATACGCAACGAGCCGTAGTAGCCCAGCCCCGTCGTGCCAATCCAAGCCTGGTAACTGTTATTGCTACCGACCCATCGCGCCACGTTCCAGTTACTTTGGTTCCAACGCGAGTCAATCGTTTCAGCGAACGACGGCGAGCCTGCGGTATTGCTAAACGTAAACTGCGTGTTGACCTGCACTTTGACCGACGGCGCAGCAGGGGCAATAAAGATCGGACGCGCCAGGCCAAACTTCTTTAACTGTGCTGGCGTGCCAAACGCGTTAAACGCTGTTTGCACGTCGCCTTCTATGGCATTGGCTCCACTGCCGTCTGTTTCGACGCCGTCTGCAGTGCCAAACAATCCGCGAGCTACGCGGCCATCTTCGGTGCCAAAGTAAAGCTGTCCGTTAAGCAACGCGCAGCACGACATGGGCATTCCTGAAAACGTACACCACGATCCCGTGTTAACGTTCATGGCGAATTGCTGATAAATGCCTGCGTTTTCCGGTAGCTTGATAACCAACACGTCGCTGTCTGGCACAACAAACACGTCCCAAGACAGCTCATCCTTTAGTTCTGATACAAGCGGAACCAACACAGATTGAATTTTTTGCGATGGCCCTGGCAGGATTTCACTAAATTGACCATTGACCAGTCGCGACACCGGCACCAACCCAAGCGTCGACACAATCATCACGTCGCCGCCATAGCCTGTGAAGAAACGCCCGTAAGTCGGCACTGGCCCGACGTACCACACGCCCTGCAATCGAAACGAGTTAGCGTTTGAGGGATCAGTGCCTTGCCATACGCCGACGTCGCCCTGCGAGCCGACGACAACCAAATGGTCATCAACGCCTACACCAGCGTCTAGCGTCCAGTTGATAAGACCGCGCACATATCCGCCGTTACGCAACAGCGAACCCATTTCAAACGACACGGCAGTGCCGGCAATCGCGTCAACGGTATCTAAGTACCAAATCTTTGAGCTTTCTTTTACCGTAAACCATACGCGCCGCTTCCATACCGCAACCGACGTCAAGTCAGTCGGCAAGTTAGTCGGCGTCTGCTGTACCCAGCCATTTGTCGTGTCGTAGGTGTAATAGCCCGCGCCAGGGGACACCGCCAACAAGAACATGTCTGCGTTGGTCGAAAACTGCGTGACAGACCATTGGTCGCTTTCGGACGACGTACCTGTCACGACCTGCACAGGCGTCGCACCTGTGACGTCATAGATGTTGCCGCCCGCTGCGGCAAAGATTTTATTGTCAGCAGGGTCTGGCGCGTTAAACGTAAAGATAGACTTAATCGGCAGAGACACTGTCGATGACGTGTACTTCCAGCCCTTGCGCAACTGCACGCCGGTCTGCGTCGGAATAAAGTTATCCAGCACCAACGCGTCGTTAGGCGACATGTTGCTAATCGGGTCGCGATAGTTCAGCCCGCCCACAGGCGCAGGCAGAATAAAGGGTTGAGCCACCCTTGCCGCAGCCGACACTCTCGGCTGCTTAAACTGTCTGACAGGAACGAGTGGCATTACGAGCCGTAACCCGTATCAGGGGTGTTAGTCAAAGGCTGGATGTACGGGAAGCGATTCATACGCACCATCGACAGCACGTTTGCTCCCTTTTCATTGCCTTTTCGGTTTTCGTAGTTGACTTGGAAGTCACGCATAGCGGACGACGAATCCAAGCCTTTAATTTCTAGCCACTTGACGCGAGCTAACAGTGTCGTCAAATAAGCGTCTAAAAGAATGACGTCGCCGTTCTTGGTGGCGCGATTCTTGTACAGCGACGAGTTATCCTGGTCGCGCACCCAGGCGACCGACTGGTAATAGAACGTCAGAGTCTGGGCGGACGTGGGTGGCGACAGGATGTAGAGCTTGTTGTCGCGAACTTGCCAATAGAACGACAACGTCG